ATAGTTGTCCCCTCGCCTCTATTGTCATGTTTTGAAGTATTACTCGCTCGCGATACAAGCGTCCCAGGTCTTGCCGCTGCGCCGACGTCTTAACGATCTGTTGCAACCAGCGCTTGGGACGAGAAGCCAGTTCCCCGATCCCGTACATATGATGCAACATCTCGTACGGGCCGGTAGGACTGGCAATAAATGGCACCCCCAGCGCTGCAAACTCCAGTCCCTTCAACCAGGACTTGGCATGATTGAAGGGTTCGATTTTGAGAGGCACTACGCCGATGTCAATCTCCGCCATTTGCCATGGGTATTGCTCCAGCGCTACCCAGCCGGACGTCATCACCTCTCCGACAATGCCCAACCGTTGGCCTACGCCTTTGCCAGACCCGACAATGAATACCCCGTATCCGTAGCGTTGGATCATGGATAGAGTCGAACCTAGTTCTTGTAGATCCTGCGGATGAGTGGCAATATCGCCGGACCAGCCCACCCGTACAGGCTCGTGCCACTCTTTCTCCACTGTGGTATACCAACGAGGAACGTAGTTGGGAATGATCAGCCCGCTCTTGCGACCGTACCGGTCCAGCAGCGCCGCGGTGGTGACAGTTACTCGATCAGCAAGCGCACACGCCCGCATGAGATGATCACGGTTACGGTCGGGGTCTCGCTTCGGGTCAGCGGCCCGCCACGCAACGTTCTGAGGATTCACGGAATGGAAGTCATCATCCACCTCAACTATCACCTTCACTCCCCATTTCTGCAGCAGAGGAATGGTGTCGGCCAGCAAACGCTGCAAGGGGCGCTGCAAGACCACAACGTCACACTCCGGGTCCAACACGGAGTGAAGTTGCTCGCGGCCATCCTGATCTCGATAGCACATCGACTGGATCTGAGCGCCCTCGGTGTTAGGCAAGAAAATCTTAACGTCTACTCCGCTCTGCTTAACTACCTGCGCAGGCCAGATCAACCTGTAATACCCGCATCCGCCTTCGTCAGCGGGATAGACGTGCACTCGCATACCGAAACAGCGTACCATGCCCCGCAGTCACGGCGCCAGGCGGCTAGCCTAGCTGTAGCAAGGCGTCCTGAGGGGACAACTCACCGCTATGCAACTTCAGAATCAGTTCGGTAACGGACTCCAGCGGCACCATGTCGTCATTCATCGATGAACGAGCCGACACCCACAGTGTTTGTGTCACGACGGGATCAATGCCAACAGTGCTAGCCCGCACTTCATCGATTACTACGCCCGGAACATCCATGGCGTAGCGCCATGACGTCATCCAACGGTCGGCCAAGGCGTGACCCCACCTTTGTGACCAGTTATCGACTCGCTCCCCGGTATAAGGAACCCGGGCGTCAACGCACGCTGCCACCGCTACGGTCCGTGCCCAGGCTGCGAACTCGACACATGCTACATCAAACCAGTACGCCTGGTCCAACATTTCCCAGGCGGTGTCGCCCCGATCCAGCGCTTGGCGCCCACGCTTCTGTGTCAATCGAGTCGTCAGAGAACCAATCATGCGAGTAGCGAGATACGAGGCTCGGGTCTCGCAATCTGCAGTGATGGCTTCCAGCATCGAGATGGACGGCATGCGGTCCTGCGGCGCCGGTTCCAATGCCAGCGGCTGAGACGGCGCTGGTAGGGCCAACGACTCGAACTCTTCACCTCCAGGGACCGGCCCGAGGTAGATGCCCGCTCTCGCCTCGTTACGATTGATTACCCGTGCTGTCAGCAGGTTTGGAATGTCACCCACTGCGAACCGTCGTGGAGGCTCCAACTCCGGTACACCCGTGATATCGAACCAGCAGGTGTTGTTGTTATCGTTCAGCCGCGGCAACAACTCGGTAGCAATGCCTTCCGACATCTCTACCGCTTGCGTCTTGATGGCGTTACGCCAATAGTTCAGCGTCTCTCGCTCGGCATTGGCGTAGGTACGACGGCTGGAGTCGGCTAGCCGAGACAACGGCGTCGCCAACGCCACGCAGATGGCGCGGATCTGGTTTTCATAACGCTCGATAAACTCGGCGTCTCGCTGCGACAATCCCAGCGTCTGGATGAATAGTGAATCCTTGGGCATGGCGCCCATGCGATCTGCCTCTACGAACGCCACCTTACCGGCGTTATCCGCCCCTTGATGCCGCTCCAGGAACTGCTTCCGAAATGAGTTACGCTCCGACTTGCGGTTGAACGCTTCATGTACCACCACTGCCGCGGGGCGAGCGTCGTTCATCAGGAAGGCGTAATCGTAGCGATCCTGCATTACCGCGATCGACACATTCAATCCCGCTGCCCGTAGCAACGACTCCGGCTCCCGCCAATCCTCCTGGCCGGGACGCCACACATAGCATACCTGATCGTTGGTGAGCCGGATATAACTACCGGTTCCCTGATCGAACTCGAAATACTCCCACCAGTCCGCCCCGCCTCGTGACTGGACGGGGCACAGACGACTGGCCGGTAGTGGCCACAATTCGAAAGGCACATTATCCCGGCGCTTGCGATCATTGGTAGGAGAAGCAATCTCCCATCCCCAACGGCCAGTTACGTCAAACTGCACCGACGCCCACTGGATCAAGCGTCGTGCTGACGTCTGCATGTTCGGCTTGCCAGGGGTGGGTCCCAGGATCTTAGCCAAGGGGTGATTCTTGTCAAAATCCGAGGGCTTATCCGGATCCGCCCCTACCCGTAACGGCAGCGACGACAGATCCAATGCCCTGGCCCGCGCACAGGCGTACACGTAGATATTGGAATACAGCGCCTCCGTGATTGCCGTCCGGGCGCTCCAGTTGAATGCCCGCCGCATCCAGAAGCGCTGAACGGGGGTGACGGTCGCGGCACGAGGATCTCGATACTGGACCATAGACGAACCTACAGGTCTACGCAGCAAACTCATTTGTGGTACCTCAATCCTCCACGACCGCGGACACTCTTGTTCTCCAATCCTAGCAGCTTAGAGAATAGCCACACCAGGGCGTCCATGCGGTTGGGCGAGTCTCGTTCACCACGGATGTACGTGGTCATCTCATCTTCCAGCAGCAGGAAGTCTTCGCCTTGAGCATGATGAATGATGGTCTTGGGCCAGGTGGCCGGGTTGGATGGATCACCGTAGCAAGCAGCAACCGGCTCCGCTCGGGTAGTCTTGCCCCGGCTTGCCCACACATTGGCGAAGTTGATTCCGGGACGCTCTTGCTGCATTACTGTCTTGACCAGATCACCGCCATTGTTGACCTCGCCAATCACGCAATCAGCCCCGAAGTCATCATAGGCGTCTCCGACGATCTGCGCCCACTGCGCTGGCGGTGCCTGGATCGATAGATCAGCGAGAAGGTATCCGTGCTCGCGGTAGACGCCACCAACCGAGATCCCGCACTCGTCGCCCCGTTTGGCGGATACGGACGGATCGACGGCTACTATCAATCGATCGAATCTTTTCGGCTTGATGAGCCTTCCAGCGTCGATCTGCGCGTTGACCCATAGCGTCCCTTCCGTATCTTCCAGGATCTTGCCCTCGATCTCCTGCAGCCCCTTGCGAGTACCGATCAGCGGCTTGACCACCCGATCGTACCACACTTCGGCCAAGTTGTCCTTGTTCTCGTCGGAGTGGCCCTCCGTGACATAATCAGCCTCCGCTTTGAGTTTCTTGACGAACTTGCTAGGCCGGGGCGTGCCGGTAAGCACTATGTGAGGATCGCCCTTACGGCACATCAACAACAGGTTATCCCACGTCTCTTCCGGATAGGACCAAGTAGCTGGCTCGTCACCCCAAGCGCCGGACAGGTTAGGGCCGCGCAGAGAGTCCGGTTTCTCGGACGAGAACAGGTCGAGTCGAGCGTTGTTCTGCAGCGTCATCTGGCCCATTGAACGGTTCCACTCGTGCCGGATCTTGTGGTTATCCAGCACGTACAGTAACCCGGATTCCCCCTCAACCATGGTGTCGCGTCCGTCGTCAAAAGTCGGCGCCACCAACGCCCAATATGACCCTGGAGCGTGGCGCATTCCCTCCACCAGCCACTCCCCGCCAGTGCGGGTCTTGCCGAACCCACGACCAGCCATGACGAACCAAATGAACCAAACCAGGTCCATTAGCAGATCTGGAGGACGCTGCTTAGAGCGGGCGTGCTTATACGGCACGTCACCATGCGGCTTGCCGTCACAGTCGTTCCGACCGCAATACCAGATCTGGTCGCCTTCCTGGCGAGGCGGATCCAGGAGATCAGCAATATTCCCGAGCAGGTTAGACACTGACGGCTTCCATCATGGCTGCACGCTGCTCAGGACCGGTGGCCAGATCTCGCAAGTTGCTGGCGATCATACGCCGAGCGAAATCAACCTGCTCTGGACGCAGCGCCAACTCCGGCGAACCAATCACCGCTAATACCGCCGTCAATACCGCCGCGGCCTGCATCTCCTGAATGTCGATGGCTCGTTTGGCGATCCCGGCTCTAACTACCATGGAGGTGATCTGTTGTAGCAACCGGCGCTGCTCCGTCCATTGATACATCAGTTTATTGAACGCAGTAGAGCATGCAATGGCCGCGGCTTCGTCGCCCTCCAGCGGTACGCCGTTGGCGTCGCTAGTCAAATCCTTGATGCGCTCGTCCAACCACTCCACCGACGCTTTGGAGCGAGATACTTCCTGCATCATCACTTCATCGGGAGGCACATTCGGACCGTAGGATCCAAGCGCCTTCATACGATCAACGTACTGTACGATCTCCTGGCGAGCGGCGCCGACCTTGCTGGACGGCATGGACCCGGCGTGCCACTTACAAGTACCGAATCCGGCGTGATCCGTTCCAGCACCTGCCGCTTGCTGGCACGGCTTGCCGTCCTTTTTCAAGGCTCCACAAATCGGGTTGCCTTCGGCGTTGACTGGCATACGGGCTACGGCAGTCCCCGCCATCACTTCACAGTCGGGGTCACTCAATGCTCTATTTTGAGACACACGGGCAGTGTATCACACTGCT